ATGCACCATATAATACACTTGTAAATTCATCTGGATTTTGTATATTAGATAATTTTTCTAATGTTATATTTTCTGGTTCAATATATTTACCTAAAAATATATCATTACTAGTTATATCTTGGTAACTGAATATGGATGTTAACCAAGAACTGCCTGATACAGATGTTATATATTTAGTTTCTTGCAATATACCTAAATGTTGTAATCCTCGTAATACACCTAATGAATAAACACATGCTCTTTGTCCACCACTAGGTAATGCAATACCAATATCTTTTTTATTATTAAATTGTTCATAATTCAATTCCGGATATTGAAAATTATCCGAATCTACATACCATACATTGCATTTATTATTTTTTATATTATTAGTTCTTGATGTTTGTTTTGGTTTTTTTGGTTGTGTTGTTTTTGTTCTATTAAAAATATAATTATAAAACATCATAATATAATTACCTAAAAATATATTCATATATAAAAATATAAATAAAATATTAAATAATATAAAACGCACACATTAAAGAATTATTAAATAAAACATAATTAATGTCTCATTTAATAATTTTTTTTCTCAAATAAATAAATTAATAATGTCAAAAACAAATAAACTTTTAAATAAATCAATAGAAAAATCATATATTAAATTATCACCAATTGAACATGTTTTAAAAAAACCAGGTATGTATATTGGAGATTTAGATTTTCGTACTGAAAAACAATTTATTTATAAAAATAATACCCTATTATCTAGTTGTGCAAAGCACGACTGTAATACAATTATTCAAAATGAAATAACATGGTCGCCAGGACTTTATAAAATAGTGGATGAATTAATAGTTAATGTTTATGATCAAACTATTCGTGATAAAACATTAAGTATAATATCAGTTACATTAAAACCTGAATTATTTAGTATATTTAATGATGGAATTGGTATTGATGTAATATTACATCCAACACATAAAATATATGTACCAGAATTAATATTTGCAAATTTATTAACTTCAACAAATTATGATGAAAATGAACAAAGAATAACAGGAGGAACGCATGGATTAGGTGCAAAGTTATCGGCAATCTTTTCAAAAAAATTTACAATACAAGTATGGGATGCCACAAGAAAATTATATTATTATCAAACATTTGAAAATAATTTGAGTAAAATATCAAAACCTATTATTAAAAAATATAATAAAGTGTCAGACATTTTAGATATCGATAATAAAAATGATTTATCAAAAATTAAAGGCGGGCTTTTAATTACAGTTGAACCAGATTTTGAAAAATTTAAAACAGATAAGTTTTCAGATGATATGATACAATTATTATCAAGAAGAGTTGTTGATTTAATTGGATTGGTTCAAGAAAAAATATATATTTATTTAAATGGTAATGAAATTAAAAGATTAAATAATTTTGAATCATATTTAAATTTATATAAGTCTGAACAACCATGGATTATTTCTCATTGTGTTAAAAATCATTTATGGTCTTTTGCAATTAGATTTAATGATGGTAAATCAATAGATTTTGGTACTCAAATATCATTTGTTAACGGTATATTTACAAATCGTTCAGGTAAACACGTTGATTATATATATGATTTATTATTAGAAAAATTTCAAAAATTGATTGGTCCTGATTTTACAAAAAAGTTATTATATGATTATGTAACATTATGTTTAAAGTCGTCAATTGTTAATCCAACATTTAATTCACAAACTAAAGAAGAATTAAATACACCAGTAACAAAATTTGGCGTAACTTTAAATAATATACCAATGGGTTGTATCATACCAGATAGTTTTTGGAATCAAATTAAAAATTCACCAATATTATCTCAATTAAAACATATATTATCATTTTCTAATCAAAAAATTTTAGCAAAATTTGATGGAACCAAAAAAAATAAAATTAAAAATTTACCTAAATTAGAAGATGCTAATTTTGCAGGAACAAAAAAATCAAATGAATGTATATTAATTTTAACTGAGGGTGATTCAGCAAAAGCAACCGCAATATCAGGGATATCAGCTATAACATCTGGAAGAAATTATTATGGTGTTTATCCATTACGTGGTAAATTATTAAATGTACGTGAAGCATCAATAAATCAAATTAATAATAATCAAGAAATAATAGATATTAAAAAAATATTAGGATTAAAATCAGGTCAAATATATAATTCCTCAAATATAAATGAATTAAGATATGGTTCAGTAATGATTATGACAGATGCAGATGAAGACGGATCACATATTAAAGGATTAATAATTAATTTCTTTGATTATTTTTATCAATCATTACTTGAAATTAATGGGTTTATGAAAATATTAGTTACGCCATTAGTTAAAGCAACAAATGCAAAAAATACATCTGTTTTAAATTTTGCAAATTTACGTGCTTATGGGATTTGGAAAAAAAAAACTATTGGATCAGAAAATTGGAAAATTAAATATTATAAAGGATTAGGAACATCAACATCAAAAGAAGCAGGTGAATATTTTAAAAATATTAAATTAAATACAATTGATATTATTAGTACAATACTAAATACACAAAATGTAAGTTCAGGTAAAAATCAAGATATATTATTAGCTTTTGCTAAAGAAAAAATTCCTGATAGAAAAATATGGTTATCAAATTATAATCCAGATAATATTTTACAATTAGAACCACCTAGCACAATTACTATTAAACAATTTATTCACCAAGAATTAATTCATTTTTCAAATTATGATAATATTAGATCAATACCATCAATAGCTGATGGTTTTAAACCATCACAACGTAAAGTCATATATGCATGTTTAAAACGTAATCTAACAGGTGAATCAAAAGTTGCACAATTAGCAGCAGCAGTTGCAGAATTATCAGCATATCATCATGGTGAACAATCACTTGTATCAACAATAATTAATATGGCTCAAAATTTTGTTGGAACAAATAATTTAAATTTATTATCACCACAAGGTCAATTTGGAACACGTTTAATGGGTGGTAAAGATCATTCATCTGCACGATATATTTATACAATGTTAGAATCATATGTTAATAAAATATTTATTAAAATAGATAGTGAATTATTAGAATATTTAGATGATGACGGTTATAAAATTGAACCAAAATATTATATTCCAATTATACCTTTAATTTTAATAAATGGAACAGAAGGTATCGGTACAGGATTTAGTACGTCAATACCAACATTTAATCCTATTGATATAATTAAATGGTTGGAAAATAAATTAACTGGTAAACAAAATAAAACTAAATTAATACCATATTATAAAGGATTTACTGGAACTATAATTAATTATGATGATACCCTATTAGATAGTTATGCAAAGCATAACACTAATACCACATGGTTAAGTTGCGGAGTATTAACAATAAATTATAAAACACATGAATTAATAATAAGTGAATTACCAATTAAATTATGGACAAATGATTACAAGGAATGGTTAGAAGAATTAATTTATGAATCTAAAACAAGATTATTTAAATCTTATATTAATCTCAGTTCTGATATTGGAATAAATTTTATATTAAAATTTACTGATGATACATTGGATGAAATAAAACGTATGGAAAATACTATTGATTCAAATGGATTATCTATGCTATACAAGTATTTACATTTATATAAAACAATAAAACAATCTAATATGAATTTATATACTGTTAATTATTCTATTAAAACATTTAAATCTGCGGAAGAAATATTAGATGAATTTTATTCATGGAGATTAACATTTTATGATAAACGCCGTGATTTATTATTAAAAAATTTTAAAGATGAAATAAGTTATATTAATAATCAAATTAAATTTATTGAACTAGTTATAAAAAATAATGGTAAAATTTTTAAAATGGACCCAACACAAATGAATAAATATTTGGAAACAAATAAAATTGGTAAAATTGATAATTCATATGATTATCTTACTAATATGACATTTAAACAACTTACAAAAGTTAATTTATTAAAATTAAATGAAAAATTAATTCAAGTTAAAAAGTTATATAAAAATATAGAATCAAAATCTAACAAAAACTTGTGGCTTGAAGATTTAATAGAACTTAAAAACGGAATTAGTTAGCCATGCTTTGTGCAAACCTAACTAATAACTAACTAATAGGGTATTATATAAAATAATAATTAATTTAGTTTTGTTTGATAAGATCCATTATACCATGAATCTTTAGCAATATCATTTATTCCTGAATTATTTTGTGTCTGTGAATAACCAGTTCTAATAAAAATACCTGAATCAGTATAAATAACAGTACCTTTTGGTGCACTTTCATTTTGTACTATTCCATCAACAACAAATACTTCATTATAATATTGATCGGGTGGTAAATTACTAGATTGTCTAATTGTATATAATGTATTATTACTTTGTTTTAGTAAAATATAAAATCCATAAAATCTAAATAGACCAGTATCATTATTTAAATTATATGTAATTGGATCTTTAGACCATATAATAGGACTATCATCATTAACAACATTATTTGGACAAACTTTAATTTCACGTGTTGATAATTGTACCCAACTATTTGGTTGTATAGTTGTACTAATTGGTGCATTTGTTGTTATAGTATATAATTTATCACTTGTTGTATTAACATTTATTAAAAAAGTTGGAGATTTATATTTTTCTACAATAGTTGCACCTAATCCAGATGATGCCAAACTATCTGTACCAATAGATGTTATTATTGCAACACCATTATTTTGAACTTGTACAAGACTATTTAATACACCGACATATGTACGTGCATCTGAATTGCTTGCAGATACATATAATTTACCATCAGCACGTATAAAATATATAGGTGAAAATATTGATGTCCATAATCCATTAAATTCTTTATATAATTTATTATCTGTTGTATTATAATAATAAATACCAGAATTAGTAGTTGGGTTTGGTGGTGCCACAACACATTCATTCAAATCAGTAAGTGTAGCAGATATATTTATTGCTATTTTTATTTCATTATTACCATAATATAGTTTATTATTTGATGAATCATAACACCATGTTGTAGATCCAATTTGTGACATTTCTGCACCTAAACCAGAACTTGCAAAACCAGTAGTACCTATAGTAGAAATTCTATATAAATTTAAAGGTGTTTTAATAAATGCACCTATATTACCTTCATATGTAATAGCATCTGTATTATTTGTAGAAATATATACTTTACCATCAGCCCTAATAAAATATTCAGAATCAAATAAAGCAGACCAAACACCACTAATTTCTTTATATAATTTATTATCTGATGTATTATAATAATAAACACCAGAATTAATGATTGGATCTTGTGGTGCATCCGCATGTTCATCAGAATTTGCTAGTATTACATTAACAGTAATTGTATTTTGTACATTTGAGCTGTGAACTTGAGCAAAAGTTTTATTAGATAACGGTGGATCTATAAAATAATATGGTATAATATCAACTATTTGACCTGTTGAAATATTAGCTACGTCTTGTACAACTAAACTAGACCATTTTACAATACCTGATTTATCAACAGAATATATTTTAAGACCATTTTCAGCTATATTTCTTTTATTTTTATTATTTGAATTAACAGAAATTATAGTACCAACAAGCGGTGTATATGCAATAGAATCAATATATAATTTATATGTTGTGTCATTGTGTCTAACCCAATAATTACCCATAATTATTTCATTTCTTTCATTATTTACTAATAATGTTTTACTTAATTTATCATCATAACCAATATAACATTTATTTTGAACATTTGCACCGCTTGTTATTTGATTTATTCCATCCCAATATTCTAAACTTGAATCTGGTTTAACAATATATATTGGTGTTAAAGTTATATCAGTATTAGAACATCCATTTTCATTTAATATAAATGTACGTGATAAATTAACAAGTACATTATTAGTAACAGGTCCATTATATTCACTTGTAATTTTATAGTAGAAATTAAAAGTATCACCATTATTTACTGGTTTATAAATACTATCAAATGACAATAAAGATGATATTTTATTATTTTCTTTAATATTAGTTAAAAAATATTGTCCATTTTGAACTGGTAATAATGAACCTAATAGTGTATTATAACTATATAATTTACCAAATTTGTTATCTAATAATCTTTCTATAAATAGCGGATAATTAATTGTTGTATCAAAGAAATTAAAATTAGATCCATCTTTAATCCAATAAATATTACCATTATTTATTTGATATATAACATCTGTTTCTTGTGTTGCCCATGAATATAAATTATTATCGGCAATAGTTAATTCACCTGTTATTTGATCAGAAAAATATAATTTATTATCGCTATCTTTTACATATTTATTAGTAACTAAAACAACTGGGTTATTGTATGATACAATATTATATAATTTACCTTCAATATTAATAATTGTATCAGATTTTGTATAATCGTCAGGTGATTGTAATAGATAAATATCTTTGGGTGTTTGATATATAATTTTTCTTATAATAAAACTATCATTTGGTATATTAATTTTAATATAATCATTAGGTAAGCCTGTATCTGGAACATTCCATTCACCACTTATTCCAACACTAATTACACGATTATTATTATCAATATAAACACCACCTTCTAAAGGTGTAGCAATACCATTTAATACAGTATTATATAAACCAAAATTTGTATAAACTAATCCATTATATAATGTCATTATACCAGTTTGATTATTAATTTCATAATATCTATTATTATTACCATCAACACCATTTACTATATAAACACCATTTAAAGATGTAACAACGCTATCATCGTATAAATTATATAATGCACCATTAGGACCAATATAATAAGAATTTGTTACAGATAGTACAGGATCTAATTGAATTGCTTTATCAATAATTGTTGTAAAAGCATTAAAACTTGTTGGTACTGTAAAAGGTTGAGGTTCATCATTAAAAAATATAGTACCTGTATTTAAAACATTTACACTATCCAAGTTATCCAAGTTATCCAAGTTATCCAAGTTATCCAAGTTATTAGTTGATGAATATGTAATTCCAAAATCTATATAATTAATTTTACCATTAATAAATGATAATAATCTTTGATAGATTGAAATATTAGAACCATTTATTTGAATAAAATTATCATTTAATGTTGCATTAGGACCAATCATATAGTAACCATCTTGAATTTGGCTAATACCAGTAGATGTATTACATAAAAGTTTTTGATAACTTGAATTTAAATTATTAGAATCATATATATATATAGATTCAGAATATATAGTAAGTATTGAATTTAATGATGCATAACATAATCTTAATATTCCACCAATAGAAATTTTATAAATATTATTAATATTAGTTGGACAAATAGCAATACCATTAGTATTAATTTCATATAATTTATTATTTTTAGTAATCCCAACTGTCAAATGTGATTTTGATTTTATTATTTCAGCTTTTGCAAAAGTTGTATCTGTTACATCCACTATATTATTTTTAGCTTTTAACATATATTTATCACCTAATCCATTATCAGAAATATATAATTGTATTTTATTACTTGTTTGAATACACGCTGCATTATTTAAATAATATCTATCTAACGTTGGTGAATAAATTAAATTAATTAAATATCCATCAGGTTGATTACCATTATTAAAATAATATAACCCACTCATTAAAGAATTATTTAAATCATTTGATGATACAACAGTATCTATTAAAGAGTCACTTGAATGTTTAAATAGTCTGACTATATTTGTTTCTGTATTAAAATAATAATATGTTTCGCTCATTATATTTGGATTAACTGGATAAAAATTATACGATATATATTTTTGTAATTTTTTTGAAACATCACTATCTATAATAAAATCAACATTTAATATTGGTGCTTCAATAAATGATGATAATGTTGGTATATTAGATCTTTTTAAATTAACTTTAATTTTATTTATAGACCCAACATTAAATGGAATATCACTAGATAATTTAACTGCTGATTTATTAATTCTATTAACATCAACTAATGAACTATTATTATTAATATTTAATATTACAGGCGGTGGTTCAATATAATTTATCATATATACTTTTGTATTATCAACTGTTGCATCTGGAAATAATGTTAATATATCAGTATAAAATGTATGATCATCATTAATATTACTTGTATTTTTATAAGGTTTTATAACATCTAGTATAACATCTATACTATTTAAATTTATTTTATCAAAATTATTATTTTCAGAAATTGTTTGTTTTTTTATATTAGGATAATCTATTTGTTGATAATTTATATCATTATTATTATCATTAACATTTAATTCATTGACATTTAATTCATTGACATTTAATTCATTGACATTTAATTCATTAACAATTTGATCAAAAGTGATAACAGCAGATACATCTTGAATATCAACAACATTATTTTCTTTATTTATATTATCATTATTTATATCTTGAATATCAACAACATTATTTTCTTTATTTATATTAACATTATATGATACAATTTTATTTTCTTCATTTGTAACATTAGATGATACAATTTTATTTTCTTCATTTGTAACATTAGATGATACAATTTGATTTTGTAAAGTATCCGATATTACATTATTTGGTGTAACTAAAATTTGACCATTTGTTGATTTTGATAATTGTGTATTATTTGAATTAGCAATCCGTGATAATTTACGTCTAATTGACATATCTCTATTTAAATTATTAATATTATTCATTATATATATACTTTAAATTATATATTTATTTTTAAAATAGTTAAATATATTTATTTTTATATATTTTACATATTATTTTTATATTTAGTTATTTAATGCAATATATACAAATAGATGGTACATATACTTATATTGATAATGTTAAATCATTAAAGATAGGGGATATAATTAAGTTAATTGCAAATCCATTAAATAGATTAAATGCAGATGCTGTAGGTGCATATACATTAAATGGTAAAAAGATAGGTTATATACCATTTAAATCAACACAAATAGATATTAATGGGAAATATGTAATATCTAAAATTAATTTATCTCAATTAAATCCAATATTATTAATTTCAAAAGAATTTGATGTTAGTAATTTTATTCATTGCGAACCATATATTATATCATTTTTAAAAAATAAAACACTTAGATATATTGAAACACCGTCAAAATTAACAAATGATTTAAAAAAATTTGCAAAACATTTACAAATGCAAAAATCAGGTATTACTAAAATTGGTATTTGTGATTTTGATGATTATTTTACTACATTATGTATAGAAACAAATGATTCATCCAATGTTTTTTATACAGTAACTAAAAAATATTATGATTTAAATATATTTAAATATGACGAATTTTTTAAATTTGGTCTTATAACAAAATGCATATATCAGCAGTTTCAAATTCATCGTTTAGAAAAATATTTAGAATTAAATTATAAAGTTTTATCAAGTAAAAAAATTAATAATTTAATAAAATCTCTTAATAATGATTTATTATCAGTAAATTCTGGTTTTAAACAAATAAAAACTAATGAATTAATTATTTTAGATAATCAAATAATTAAATTAATTGATATACCTGATTATACTCAAGATTTTATTAAATTATTAGTTCAATATTTAATTGATTCATCTAATCATTATAATTTATTTAATCCAAATAATTTATTAAAATTATTAAATAAAAATGAAATATTGTTAAATAAATTTAATGCTGATTATTTATTAAATATGTTTCCAAATATAAAAATTGGTGGTATATGTTATAATCATAAATTAAAATTATATTGTACTATTGATTTATTTGATGTTGATAATATTATTGAAATATCTGATATTCAAGAAATTAATCATACATTTTTAATCAAATTATTAATAAAGTTAATAATTTCAGAAAAAAAAATAATTAATGTATATAACCCAATTACTGGAATATTATATCAACAGGAAATATCAAATGAAATTAAAAAAAATATTTTAAATTTAATTAATATTTAAAAATATAATAATTATGAGTTTAAAAATATTTTTTTAAATCTTATATTTAATATATGACAGATAAATTAATGTCTGAAAACATTAATAATATAATTGATAATAATACAACTTGTGATCAAACTCAATTATTAAATATTCTCAATAATAATAATAATAATAATTCTAGTTTTGTTAAAATGACAATACAAAAAATATATAATAATAAATTATATATTTTTATTGCTGTTATAATATTACTTTTAGGTGTTGTATTATATTATTTAAAAATAAAAACTAATAAAAAAATAAATGAAAAACTATCAATATGTGGCAATAATAAATCAACAATTAAAAAATCTACCGACGATGATGTTGCATATAATAATTTAAATTTACTATCAACACAAAAAAATATGCCATCTATGTGTGAAAGTAATATGTTACAACAACAAATATATCGACAAAAAATATTTGATAAACAAAATAATTTACAACCAAAACAAAAGCAAAAACAAAAGCAAAAGCAAAAACAAGAACAAGATCAAGAACAAGATCAAGAACAAGAACAAGATCAAGATCAAGAACAAGATCAAGAACAAGATCGAGATCAAGAACAAGAACATAATCAAAAAGATAACCTAGAAAAAATACATGACAGTGTGCAGAACCAAAAACAAAACAAATCACAGAATAAATCACAGAATAAATCACAAACACAAGTACATATTCAAGATCAAACCCAAGACCAATATCAAGATCAAGATCAAGATCAAGTATTAGAATCAGATAGTTCTGAACAACATGATTTGTCCGACATTTCAATTAAATTATATGAAGATGATAATGTTTCACAACATAATTTAACTAAAGCTGAATTACATGAAATTAATCAAAAACTTGCATCAATTAATAATAAAATGAATAAAGATAAAATATAATGAAATAATTAAATAGGGAATTAGTTAGATATGCTTTGCACATCTACCAAATAGGGAATTAGTTATAATATATATGAGTTAAAATAAAACATAGGTTTATTTTTTTGATACTTTTTTTGATACTTTTTTTGATACTTTTTTTATTTTTTTTTTAGGTTTCTTTGATTGTTTTTTTGATTGTTTCTTTGATTGTTTTTTTTTAGGTTTTGTTGATTGTTTTATTAATATACATTTAGGATCCATTTTAAAAGAATTACGTCTATTATCCTTTGGTACAATATTTATTACACATTTTGATTTTACACCATATAATGGTTCAGTACAACCTTTATGATTATTTTCATTTATTTTTTTGGGGTTTTCTAAACATCTTGATCTAAAATGTTCATATGTATCTCTTACATCTTCATAACATAAACCGGATGTTTTATTTAACATTTTATTAACTGTTTCATGTAAATTATAAATAAATCTACTTAATACATCACGATTTTTAAAGTCATCCATAGAAAAATGTATTTTACTTAAATTATCACGACAATATTTACATGGTAATATATTTTTTAAATTACTATAAAAATTATAATAATTCTTTTTTTGTTCTTCTGATGGATTTATAGGATAATTAAAACTAATTGTATGTAATATATGCCACATTGGTGGACCCCATATTGATGTCATCATTCCATCTCCTGATATATAATCATTTTCTGAAAAAACATATTTTTTACTCATTATAAATAGTAAAGAAAATATTTATTATAGTTTTTCAGTTATAAAATAATAGATTTTTTTAGGGTTTTATTAATAACCACCAAATTGAGAATCTGTATCATTATTTAATTGAATACACCCGCTTGTTGGTTCAAAATATATTGTATCATCTAAATTATTAATACCTTTATTGGATATAAAATTATATCTATAATGATTTTTTAATAAAAATATTATTTTTTCAGAATGTGCTAAACCAACATGAACAATTACTGATTTATTCTTATTATATAAAATAATATTAGCACAAATATTCCATTCCATAATTTTATCTAATATATCATTTATATCATTTAAAAAACTTTTATTAGTTTTAATATTTTTATTTAAATAATGTAAATACTTTTTTAATATTTGACTATAGTTATTTTTAAGTTTTTTAAAATGTTTACCTATATTAGTATTTTTTAATTGGGTAACATTATAATTTAATAAATTATTTTTAAAAAATGGATCTTTCATACTAAAAAAGTTATCAATATTTTTAACATATTCTTTGAATTTTATATCATATGATGGATCTATATTTTTATCATTAAAAATTAATTCCCAACTAAATGGTATTAATGTTGGTCTTATATCAAGACCAGTAATTATTTTTGGATTATTTAAGTAAACTTTTTTTAAAGATTGTGTATGTTTTGCTGTTGGCCATAATTCTTGTAATTCAACATTATTACGTGGTACTTCTTCTAATAAAATTTTACTTGTTGGAAATTTTGTTTTAAACCATACTGCAATATCAATATTATTAGGACATGGTTCTAAATCATCGTGTTTATCAGCAAAAATAATAACTTTTTTTCGTGTAATATTATTTTCAAATATTGTATATCCAATTGTTCCATATAAAATTGTCATTATATTAATATAATATAATATAATGAGAAAATATTAAGAAAATATTAAGAAAATATTAAGAAAATATTAAGAATATATTAATATTATTTTGTAAAGTAAAATTTATTCAATTACATATCACTATCATCATCAACATCATCATCATCATCTGCATCATCATCTGCATCATCATCAGCATTATCAGCATCATTATTATCATTAGATTCTTTGATATCTTTAACATCTGCAAATTCTTCTATATTATAATTGTGAAATGGTTTCATAATTGGAGAACTAGTATGATAAATCCACCAAATACGTGTTAATAACTTTCCAAATATTTTACTTAACCCTGTAATCTTAGAATGAAAACAAAAATGTTGAATAGTTTTAATTTTTTCACCAAATGCCAATAACTCATGTCTTAATGTATCTGTTTCATCTTCTGACATACTTTTAATTACTGAATTCTGTCTGATTGACATAAATAATTGATTGTCAATTAACTCTGGAATATCAATTTCCAAGTTAGAAAGAATACCAGGAATTTCAGAATAAGGTGCAGATTTTAATAGTTCCGGATCTTCTAATACATTATTAATATTTGTTGTGGACTTTGTACCAATAAATCTACATAAAAAATGTGCTAATTCAATCTGATTATTTTCACGCGTATGATCTTTACCAGAGAATGCCCTATTTAAATATTTTAATATTAATGATGCAATTAAACATTCATTATCATAACGAAGTTTCCAATTCATATGAAGATGATTAATGTCATCGCTAACAAATCCAAATTTCCAACTGTGATCATAATTTGTTTTAATTCCTTCTAAATATTCTGAACAGTCTTCATCACTAATCTCTTTATCTAAAAAGTTTTTACAAGTATTATCCCAATTCTGATTAGTTTTATAGATTTCACTAATTTTATTAGCGTGTGGAATAGTGAAAATGACATTTGTTGATCCTGTTACTGTTGGTGGTTCACTGATAGATAATTCTTTAATTCGATCCCAAGAATAACCTGCAAAAATAACATTACCTTCTTTATCAAGTCCTCTACGTCCAGCACGTCCAGACATTTGTTGAAATAACATAGAATCAAGATCATCCTCTAATTTTTCATCTCTAATTACAACAACACATCTAAATGGCATGCTAACACCGAAAACAAGCGACAAATCACTAAATACAATAGCAAGTTGTTTTTGACAAGCAAGTGTTTGAACTAATCTAAGATAAGGATCTGGCAACCCTTTGGCATAAACACCAACACCTCTCCATAGTAATTTGATCATAAAATGATAATATTCACCAATATTTGGAAAGTACTTTTTTAGTTGATTTACCCAATCATCAACTGTATCTTCTGTAAAGTATTGTGTTGTATTAAGAATAAAATCTGGATGCGGCTCTTGAATTGATGTAGTTTCAATTTGTTGTTCAGTTGTTGATTTAACTACACTATCATGATAACCTGCACGTTTAAGTTTAACACCTCCAAGCATTTCTTTCATTTCTTTCTTAGAATTAGATTTTGTATTATTTGTTTCATTATCAACTGTCTTTTGCTTTTTTTCAATCCTATGTGCTGTTTTTAGAACTTTAATACGATCTAGAACAAGATTAGGATATTTTGTTTCTTCACATTCTTCAAGATTTTTTGCAAATTCACGTGCCATTCGTAAACAAGCAATGGTATTCTTTTGAAAAAAGATAGCAGGGGTTTTATCTTGTGTTTTTAGTTTAAAGGCTAGATTAATGAGATTTGTCGATGAAGAATTAAGACATTCATGTTTGTAACTATTAACAACATCCATAATACCTTTAGAGTCTGTCTTATATGTACATACAATAAAATTAATTAATAATGTAAAATATGCATATGCATCTGTTAACTCAATACGTGCAATATCTTTAAAATATAAATTAGGTTCAAGTTCTCCAATATCATATTTATCTTTTAATTTCATTGCTAGGTCCCATGCATTCGGTGGTGTTGGTTGCAAATTCTTTGTTAAAATTGTTTCATCGGCTATTTGAGATTCATCAATAAGAGCAAGAGGATGCAATGATTCAAGTTTGTCTGTCGATGAATCATAATAAAATCTTTGCATATTAAAAAATCTTTTCGAACAAACAACTTTTTTAATTGGTTGAGTAGGACATATTTTTTTAAACCAGTCTACCAATTCATCAGTGTTACCAATAGTTGCTGATAATGCTAAAATAGGTACATTTGGAATAACTTTAATGATATGTTCCATAGCACTTCCTTCTGGCTTTCCAATCATGTGAATTTCATCAAACACTAACCACTTAAAATCAATATTAATAAATGGTAAATAATCTACAATTGAATCAGGTGTACCGACAAGTGCTTGTGAACTATTAATACATTTAATTAATTCATCACGTGAAGGATGTGTTTGGTAGGTTTGTGTAATAATAGGTACATTGCTATCAATAATGCTTCCAATATATGCAGACATTTGCCATGCAAGTGCATCAGTTGGAACAATAAACATTGTTCGTCCTTTAGTTGTTGTATAACTAGACAAAACTGATTTACCTGCTGATGTTGGTGCATTGTTAACTACAGAAATATTTTGATCAATAGCATTAATAACTTCAATTTGCCATTCATCTAATTTTTGAAAACCTTGCATATTAAGAGGTGGCATTTGTGAATGAAACCTAGTAAATTGTAGTTCTATTAAATTTAATGTTTTAACAATATCATTCATTTTTTCTATTTGAACAGAATATTCTTTTGATAATTCAGGTGTAATATTAAATTGACTTTCTTGTAATCGCAAATAAATATTTCCAATAATTTCATTGTCTGATTTTTTTAACATTAGATCAAGCGTATGGAGCAAACGTTTAGCACGCCCTTCTTTTGTGTGAACGTTTGCAGCAATACCTTGTTTATTTACAGCACAATAATCAGTTTTAATTGCTTGCATTTTTGTATTTGTATAATTATCATAAATAATTTGTTCATTTGTTTTAAGAACATCACCATTATCTTTTTTAACACAGATTAACTCTTCACGTGATGGTGCAGGATTAATATACTGGTGAATATGTGCAGGGTTGAAACCATTAGATGGCTTCATAGATACTTTAATATTAGCTTCTGTATCAGGGTTATGTTTTTTTATGAAAAAAGAAAACTCCCAATTTCCCTTATTAAGTTTATAAGCTTCTCTAAGAGCTTTTAACTTTGCTTGCTTTTTAGCAAGTTTGGTATTGGTATTATTTGACGGTCTGTAAAATTTAGACATTAAAAAGTGTATTTTAATCATTTGATTATATTTATTTTTCAATTTTTATTATATACAAAATCTATGGCAATGTTTATAAAAAATCTATTATTTTTAATAACATTCGCACACAATTTTTATTATATACAAAATCTATGGCAATGTTTATAAAAAATCTATTATTTTTAATAACATTCGCACACAATTTTTATTATAAAATAAGTTCAATATTTAAGATTTTATAACTATTACTTTTTTCTTTTTGACTTCAATAATAGGTTCATCAACCAAATCATGATTATCTTCTTTAGTTGGTTTTTTTATTGTTTTTTTCTTTTTGACTTCAATAATAGGTTCATCAACCAAATCATGATTATATTCTTTAGTTGGTTTTTTTATTGTTTTTTTCTTTTTGACTTCAATAATAGGTTCATTAACCAAATCATGATTATCTTCTTTAGTTGGTTTTTTTATTGTTTTTTTCTTTTTGACTTCAATAATAGGTTCATCAACCAAATCATGATTATCTTCTTTTGATGGTTTTTTAATTACTTTTTTCTTTTTAACCTCTATAATAGGTTCATCAACCAAATCATGATTATCTTCTTTAGTTGTTTTTTTTATTGTTTTTTTCTTTTTAACCTCTATAATAGGTTCATCAACCAAATCATGATTATCTTCTTTAGTTGTTTTTTTTATTGTTTTTTTCTTTTTGACTTCTTCTATTTTACCATCAATATATGTTCCAAATAAATCACCTTGTGATTTATCTTTTTTGACTTTATATAATTTATCTTCAATTAAATAATATTGTTTTCGCCCATCTTTTATTATATTTTGTTCATTATTTATATTTTCATCAATTAAAAAATCATCATAAAAATTCTTTTTAAATAGTTTTAATACTTTTATATTATACGATGAACTATCTAATTGTATAGAATCTTTTATTTTATTAAATTTTTTACTCCTAAATGCTTTTTCAATAAGTGGTAATATTTCTGTGGTATTATAAATACAATATGCCCATTGTGTTAAACCATAATCACCATTATTATCACAATAAAATCCTGCTCCATTTGAAAATATAAATTTTGATTGTTCAAAATGACCATTTTTATTTGTATTAGAATAATGTAAAGATAATTTATTTTCTTTATTTATGGAATATACTACTGGATATTTAAATTCATTATTTTTTATTTTATTAACCCATTTTTTATCTGCTCCATAATTACTCCTATAATAATTTACATCTAAATTATTAGTATTACTTATTAAATTTTTGATTTCATCAAACATCATATTTGGTATAAATTTCCATTCTTTTAAATTTATTGTATTTATTTTTCCATCTTCACTTTTGATTATTGTATTATATAAATATTCATGATTTTGTAATAAATACCAATCATATCTTGTAGCACATCTAAACATTTTTTGACCATCATCAACATTATGTATTTCTAAATATATTAATTGTTTATCCTTTATTAAATGTAAACATGGATGTTCTATTTGTCTCCAAACAGATGGATGAACATATATTAAATATCCATTCTTTTTTAAAAAATTATTTATTGCTACTTCAATGAATTTTGTCCATAGTGTATGTCCTTTTCCTTTATTTCCACTCCCATCATGATAAGGTGGATTACCAATAATTGCATCAAAATTATTAATATTGTATATTTCATTTATATTTAATTTTAATGTATCTCCATTATATTTATTAAATTTAATTTCATTTTCATTAATTTCATCTAAATCTATTTTACTTAAAACCTCGCATTTTAATATTTCTGTTGTAATAAACACATTCATTTGTGTTAAATCACAATAATATAAACATTCATTAATAATAATTTTACATCTTTCATATTTATTTGGATATAATTCTTCTAATCCATTATAAAATTTTTCAAATATCTTCATTACAAAATTACCTTTTCCACAACATGGTTCTAATACTTTATGTGGTTTTTTCCAAAATTCTATTGGCATTTTATTTAACATATCCTCAACTAAAATTATTGGAGTAGGTATTTCTGCATTATCTTTCTTTTCTTCTACAGATGGTATAAAATGTTTTGCTATCAATTGATGTATTTTATTTGCTGATGATGTTCTATATATTTCTCTTATATTATTTATTATTTCATTATTATTATCCATAATTCTAATTATACTATTATAGGAATTTTTATTTAATAATATTTTTTTATCTTTTAATATTGAATTTATTATTTCTTTTGTTTCATTTTGAAACAACATATCCTTAAATTCTAACTGTTGATATGTTCTTGATAATAATGATAATAATGGAAATAATACTCTCTTACATACTTCTTTTAATATTTGTTTGTGTTTTTCTTTCTTATCTTCTTCAACATGTGTTATTTCTTCTGATAATTCTTCTTCAGATATTTTACTATTTGATTCTAAATCATCATCATTTGTATCATTATCTTCTATATATTTTTTAATTTCTTCACCTTTTGGACAATCTTGTTGTTCTCCCTCTAGTTCTGGATTTATTATTTTTGTGTCTAATTGATTTGTTTTATCATTCCAACTAAATTGTATTTCTACTTCATCATCTCCAATAATATCATCATCGCATACAATAATATTATTTAATAATTCTGTATCATCTATATTTAATAATATATTTTCTGCTTCTTTATTATAATACGATTTTATATCAAATGATGATATTTTTCCGTTTGATATTTCTGATGGATTGAATAAAAATATATTATGATCATATAAATATTTTATAATTTCTCCATTTGTTTTTGTTGTCTTTGTAATTCTTTTATGTTTATGAATTATATCATTTAGATATAGATATGTTCTTTGAATATTCATATCTACATTTATTCCAATTGTTTTATTTTCTGCTTCTGTTAATGCTCTTGAATATCTTTGTTTCTGGTTATCTAAATTATGTCCATCATCTAATGATATTGTTGTATCACAATCATAATAAGTAATTCCAACACCTCCTTTATTACCTAATAATAATATACAACCTTTCTTATTATCTTTATTTGATTTATTTATAATTGTTTCTATATAATCATTATATTCTTCTTTTGAAGCACTTGAATCTTCTATTGAATTTGAATATTCAATATTATAATCAGTCCATAGTTTATTATCTTTAATAAATCGTGTAAATGTTTTTTGTAATTGAAATATATTATTATTTCCTGTATGAATTGGTAAATACATTATAAATAATTTAGCATCTCCTTTTTTTGAAATTCTTGATTTTCTACTTGATTGTGTTTCTTCAATAAGTTTCATGATTGTTGTTTTATTCATTTTATTACCAGATATAATACATTCAAAAAATGATTTTAATATTTCAATACCATCAGAACTATTTTCAAGTTCAAATTTATTTTCATATTCATATTTATTTGATTTTGTTTTTACTTTATTTAATGCAAATAATGAATTACATGAATACCCATAATTTGAATTATTTTTACTATTATATTCTTTAATATCATTTATTAAATTTTTTGGTATTGAATGTTTCATTAAAACTTGTGTAGGATATTTTGAATAATCTTTATTTAATGTATGATCATTTAAGGTTTCAATAAATTTATCCCCATGACGATTCTTCATTATAGATAAAATCTCTTCTTTCTCTTCTAATAATATATCATTATTTAATTCTTTCATATATCCTTCATCTTCAATTTCCCATTCATATACATTTTTTATTTTATAAAATTTTTTAGTTTTATCAGACGTTCCGGAAGCAAAAATATTTATTTTAATATTATTTCTAATATCTTCAATATTATCAGTATATAAAATATCTTTTTCTGTTTTTTCAGTAGAAGAACCCATATGACACTCGTCTATAATCATTGTATCAAATTTAATATTATTTAAGATTTGTTTCTTTTCTTCAGTATTTGTTTTTAAATATTGAACGCTACAAAATACAATTCCAATAAAATCTTTATTTATACTTTTAAATTCATCTTGATTTACATATTTGATGTTTTTAAAATCAATAAATGTATCCAAATCATTTATAAAACTATTTATTGTAGCAGGAACTGATGTCATTATTAATATTTTTTTTATTTTATTTTCTAACATATATTTACAAATATTTAATATTGTAATGCTTTTTCCACTACGAGGTTTATGAGAGATTAAATGTTTTGATGATTTAATATTTGTTACAAATTTTAAGAATGTCATTTGTTGATGTAATTTTAAAATTAATTGTTTTCTTGGTGATTTTAAATAGTCGTTATTTATTGTTTGTATAAATTGTTCTAATGATAAATTATTAAATCTATTACAAAATATTTTCAATCCTGTAATAATATCTTTTTCATCTAATAATAATCTATCACTTATAATTTTATCATGTAATTCTTTATGAATACTAGCATCATTTTTATATAAATGATTTTCAATTAATGTTTTATCCTTTATAATTAATCCAAGATTATAGTTCCTGAAAGGAACGCATATGCCATTAAGGCTATAATTTTTAGTAATTTTTTGTAATTCACTATCAAGTGATGTTATGTCTGTATCTTTTGGAATAAATTTATTTCTATACTTGACAGAAAATGCAATAATAGTTTCATCATGTTGAATCGTAATATCAGATGGATTATTTCCCTGTGCTATTTTTTGTTTTAATATATTATTTATATTAGTTAATTTTTTTAATGATTGTAATTGTCCAGTTAAAATATTTGTATAATTAATTTTAATACATTTAGATATTAGTAATAAAATGCTAATAGTTTCAAATAAAAAACCTATTCTACGATCATCATCCGTTGAATGATTATCACTTATTAATTTTGTATATAATTCAACATTATCTATTTTAATATTATTTAGTATATTAACTACTATATCTTCTCTAATAGTTTGTTTTTTGAAATCCATATTATATATATTAATATTTAATAACTAATTCTATTAATATCAATTTTTATATAATTATATGTCTACACAACACACTGAAGATTATATGAATTATAAATTAAATAGATTCACATAATAATGATCTAAGGGTTAAATTTAAGTGACCTGAATATTTCAATAATTTTGTAATAATCACATTGTCTGGTAAATTAATACCTAAAAATTTAATTTGATCACATAAAATTATATATTCATGTAATTCAGTTTCTGTTAACATTTCAATTGTTTTAACTGGTTCAAGTGATTCTTCAATAACTGTACCATGTTGTACATATTTTGCTAATGTAGAAAATAATTCTGGGCGACGTATATAAATGTCAATTAATTTTTTAAAATCTGGATCATAAAATAATGATACAGTTTTAATATTTATATCGTTAATAATATCTGGTGTTAAAATAGGAATTAAATCTGGATTAACAGTTTGTGTTAGTGGTTGACATATTTCTGGTACTGGTTTTAACTCTTGTACATCTTGTACATCATGTATATCTTGTGTTTGTTGTTGTGTTTCAGATCTTTGTGATAAATTAGAATTTGTATCTTGAGAATTAGTTAAAACTTCTTTAATAAAAATATCATATAACTGTTGTCTTAGGTCAGCATTAGATGTAAATATAAATATATTACGATCATCTGTTTCATTTACACTATAACATTTATCTAAATCTTTCATAAGTTCAGAATCTGTAATAAGTTTAATTTGATTAATATTATCTTCAGAAATTCCTCGTACTTTAAATAATTCATGTAATAAATTTGCATTTATAAAACCACTAAATGGATATTTAATTTCATAATGTTTATTGTTAACATAATATCCTACAAGTTTTAAAACTAATGGCATTAAGTAATATGTTTTATTAATATATATAAAGTTTTTATCAATTTTTTATATTTATAAAGACATTATTATTATTAAATATAAAATGGATCAATTAACAAAAAAAATAAATAGCGATTACGGGATTATTATTACACAAAATAATAGCATAGTATATGAAAAATATGTTGGAAATAATAAAGATACTAAATTTAGAATATTCTCTTGTTCAAAACCAATAACAGCAATGGCAATATTTATATTATTACAAGAAAATAAATTAAATTTAACAGATACTATTGATAAATTTAATATTAATATTCCGTATAGTAATGAAATAACTATTAACCATTTATTAAATCATACATCTGGTATATATGATTTTTCATCTGAGTTATATTTTAATTTGAAACCAAAAAAATTATTTAATAAAATATCAAAAAATGTATTAGAAACAAATGAAACAGAATTAATTAATTTTGAAACAATGATTAATATAATTAACAAAAACAAAGAATCATATTTTAAACCACATTCAGATCCATTTAATCTAAAATTTAAAAAATATAATAATACTGGATATGATATACTTGGATATATAGTATATGTTGTAAGTGGACAAAAAACAGATCAATTTATTCAACAAAATATATTCAATAAATTAAAAATGAATAATTCATCTTTCCAACATAATAAAGATCCGTTAGAGAGCATTCCATATGAGTCTTATGATAAAATAAAAATTAATTGTATTAAGGAACAACAAAATTGGTTTTGTGGAAATGCAAATATTGTATGTACATTACGAGATTATAATATATTTTTATCAAATTATAATAAATTATTAAATAATAAACACATTGAGCTTTATCATAAATTATATTATTTTGAAAAAACAACAAAAAATAATACTGAATATAATTATTTTTGGCATAAAGGTAGTGGTGATTTTAGTCATAATCATTCTAATAATAAAAAATATATTCCATTATCAAGAACAATAATGATGAGATTTTTTAATAAAGATAATATAATTAATATTATTGTTTCTGAAAATTATCAAAATACAAATGGATTCTTTTCAAATAATTGCAAAAATTTAAATTTTATAATTAATCATATTATTGAATATTAATATTATTACACAAAATGGTATAAAAATTTGTATTAGTATATAATATAATGTTTATAAAAAAATATTTATTAACAAAAACAATATTATATATTAGGAATAATATTCGCATACAATATCATACTAATATAGTTGATCATTATGAACATTTACGTAATATTGATAGTTTAGATAAAAGAAATATAAATGTTGGTAGTTTAGATAAAAGAAATATAAATATTGATAGTTTAGATAAAAGAAATATAAATGTTGGAACTGGTTTTGTTGGTTCACCATTATGCAATGATGTAATAAAATTGCAAATTAAAGTAAATTCATGTGGAATTATAGAAAATGCTGTTTTTAAGACTTTTGGTTGCAATGGCGTATGTAGTAGTGCAACTGTATATGCATTTTACACAACAGAGATATTACATGGAATGCATATTAATAATGCATTGCTAATTAAAAATACTGATATAGATAGACACTTAATGATACCAGTAAAACTTAATTGTTCAATGTTAGCTGAAGATGCAATTAAATGTGCAGTTGAAAATTACAAACAAAAAAATAAATAAATTTTACTTATTACTTATTACTTATTACTTATTACTTATTACTTATTACTTATTACTTATTATTTATAGTATATTTATCTAGTAAAAAATATTGATAGTTTAATATATTAAATTAATTTAATATATACTATAATGAAAGGTTTTGATAATATAGGTAACACATGCTACTTAAATGCTGGATTGCAAATGATAATTCAAAATAAATTATTATGTAATCTAATTTTAAAATATTATCAACAATCACCAATTTTAAAAATTATTGGTAATTTTATTAATGAATATTATTTTTCAACTTCTCAATCTATATCACCTATACATATTAAACAGATTGTTGAACAAAAACAAGAATTATTTTGTGGTTATAATCAACAAGACTCAACCGAATTTATTATATATTTATTAGATACTATAGATGAAGAAATTAAAAAAATTGATTCTGATTCTAAAGGTATTGAACCTATATTTGGTATTCAATTAAATTCTCGTATAAAATGCAAACTAAAAACTTGTTTAAAAATATATAATAAACAAGAATATAATAATATATTATTACTTGATATTGATTCAGAATGTAAAAGTTTAAATGATACTTATAGAAAATTTAAACGTTCTAACAAACTAGAAACAGATAATAAATATTTTTGCGAATCATGTAATGATAAAAGAGTTGCTTCAAAAAGAAGTGAAATTAAAGAATGGCCACCATATTTATTTATATGGTTTAAACGTTATAACCAAACCGGAAGAAAAATAATAAAAAATTCACAACCAATTAATATTGATATTGAATGGAGACACGGATATTTACTACAAGGTGCTGTTATACATTCTGGTAGTCTTTATGGTGGACATTATGTTTATGTTGGTAAACACGATGATAATAAATGGTATCTTTTTAATGATTCGTCTGTAACTGAAATCAGAACAATATATGAACTTAAAATACATTTATCTAATGCATATTGGTTATGTTATAAAAAATAAACAATTATTTATAATAAACAATTTAAAAATATAAATTCTATATAATTTATAATTTATGATAACTAATAAACTTATTGAATCTAAATGTGGTAAAATAAATATAATTGAAGGAAAACATACTGAAAATATTAAAGGAATAATTATTCATATACATGGAATTGGATCACATTTTCAATACGTATATGATAGTTTAGATGAATTATCAGAACGGGATTCATTTTTTTCTGATATGAATTATAAATCATTTGCATTTGAATTTTATGGTCATGGAAAAAGTGATGGTGAAAGATGTCATATAAATGATTTTAATGATTTAGTTTGTGATTTAGTATCAGTTATTAAATATATAAAAACTATATATAAAGATATTAAATTTTTTTTATTAGCAGAATCAATGGGGTGTGCTGTTGTTTTAAAACATATAATTGACAGTATACATAATAAAAGCATAGAATCACCAAGTGGTATTATTTTATTATGTCCATTATGCGGGCTTGATGACCGATTAAAACCGCCTAAAATTTTAATAAAATTATTAACTATTATTAGCTATATTACACCTAAAATAAAGTTAACAATTAATAATTCAAATACTAGTTCTGATTCTTCTAGTAATTCAGAATATTTGAAAATAAAAAATATGTGTAATCAAACATATAAACCACCTTATATGTTATGTACAATTCGTGAAATATATAATATTAGTTCATGGATTCCAAACAATGTAGCAGATATTGAAATACCTATATTAATATTTTATGGATTAAATGATAAACTTATACCATTTGATAGTGTTAAAACAACATTTGAAAAAATTAAATTTTCTGATAAAGAATTAATAATATTACCAGAATCAGAACATTTAATTTTAGTACCAAATACAAGTGATGATTTAACACCATATTTTGTTTATATTAAAATATTAAACTGGTTAAATAGTAAAATAGTAAAATAGTAAAATAGTAAAATAGTAAAATAGTAAATTAAAAAAAAGTATTTTTATTAGATGTTCTTTTAATATTTGCAAAATTTTTAACATTTGAACTATTAATAATACTTGGATCATTAATTAAATTAGAAACTATTTCTATAGTTTTGATTATATTTTCTGATACTTGTTGATCATTTTCTGATACTTGTTGATCATTTTCTGATACTTGTTGATCATTTTCTGATACTTGTTGATATGGTTCTATTGATTGTTGTGCAATTTGTTTTAATTTTTTATTTTTAATATTAAAAAAATTTATAAATATAGATATTATTTTAGCAATTAATTTGAATATAAAATTAAAATAACTACAAATATTTGTAAATTTATTATCTATATCAGTATTTATAAAGTTAATTAAATATAATATAATAATAAATAATATAGCTTTACCAATATACCATACAATATCAAATATTTTAGATAAAAAGATTAATAATATAATAATAATAATTAATATAGTTTTATTATTACAATCTTTCGGTATATTAAATTCTGATTGTACATTAAATATTTCTTCTATTGATATATTATTATTATTATTATTTTTAAATTTCATTATTTAATATGATAAAAAATATTTATCTAATAGTTATTATACAATGGATTATCAAGATAAATATTTAAAATATAAATTAAAATATATTAATTTAAAATCTCATAATAAACATAATCTGTTAGGCGGTGCTGTTAAAAATGAAGATAACACATTATATTTATTTAAAGCAGAATGGTGTGGACACTGTACAGCTTTTAAATCAACATGGAATGAATTACAAAATAATGTTGATAATAAAATTAATTTTGTTACTTATGATGCTGATAAAGATGCTGAAATAATAAAAAAATATAATATTAGTGGGTTTCCAACATTAATGATAAAATCAGACAATAAAGTAATTGAATATAATGGAAATAGAGATTTAAATAGCATTAAAGATTTCATTAATACTTATAATAAATAAATATAATATTAATTTGATTATTAATAATTACTAAAACATTCTAAATAATTATCAGAATTGTCACTTTGTATATGTAAATTATTTACAAATGATAATTTAATTATTTTATCATCCTTTTTATTTGGTTTATTAATTACATCAACAACATCAAAGCTAACAATATTAGATTTAGATTTTTTATCATGATCGACAATATATGTAGTTTTTATTTTTCTTGTATTTTCAGATATTTGTTTATTTATTATTGGTTGTTGTTCTTGCTGATCTTGATGTTCTTGTAATTGTTTTTGCAATTGCTTATGTCTATTAGATTTTTTATGTTCTAATATATTTTCAACTATATTAATAGTTGAATCTTGCGATGATAAATTAATATTATTTATACAATTAATTAATTTATGTAAAGTATCCATTTTATTTTCAGAATTTTTATAAATATTTTTAAGATCATCTATATTATTATTTCCTAATTTGGATAAATTATTTAAACGAGAATAAATTTCTTTAAATTCTTTTTTTTTTATATTTTCACATTCTTTTAATAATTTATTCTTACTTTTGAGATTCCATTTTTTTTTACATTTATTAAAAGGATTTATATCTGTTTTAGCAGACAAGTGAATTAAATTTTTAATATTATTATCTGTACATAAATTATTAATAACATTTTTATCTACTGTTGAATAGTATTTATCAATATTGTCAGTATCAATATTTATATTGTCCATTTAATTTTATAAAGAATTTTTTTTTTTATAATTAAACTAATATAATAATATTTTTAATTATTAAATAATAATTTGCTATTATTAAATAATAATTTGCTATTATTTAATAATTAAATTGATATTATTTAATAATTAAATTGCTATTATTTAATAATTAATTTGCTATTATTTAATAATTAAATTGCTATTGTTTAATAATTAATTTGATATTATTTAATAATTCCCAAATCTTTTAATCCACCTAGTATATTATTATATTTATCTTTATTTTGATTAATATTTTTAGAATGGTCTGATTTAGCGTTTGTTGATCCTTTTTTTAATTCTTCATATGTTTGAATATAATTAGTTCTATTTATAGAATTTGTTGTATTCATAGAATTTGGATTATTGTTAATTACTTTTGTTTTAACTGGTTTAAAATTTATATCTTGATTATTACGTTCTGTTTCTTTATTTATAATTAATTTTTTAATATCATGTGATGAGTATGAACAATCTTTTTGTAGTATTAGATCATTATTTGATTGTATTTGTGTTGGAACAATACCAGTAATAGGATTATATATAGATTTAGTTAAATTAAATGTAGTATTTGAACGCTCTTTTTCTTTTCCCTTTAATTTATTTTCAACATCTGGATTAAATTTATCTCTTTTAATTTTAACAAAAATATTATTTTCCATTATATATTTAAATATAAAGATTAAAGTTTTAAATATATATAATTATTAAAATAATGGATTTATATAAAATATTAGAAATTAAACCAACAGCTTCAGAAATTGAAATTAAAAAAGCATATTTAAGACTAGTAAAACAATATCATCCAGATAGAAATAAATCACCAAATGCATCTGATTATTTTCAAAAAATTCAATCAGCATATGAAATATTAATAAATTCAACAACAAGACAAGAATATCAAAAAATGAATCCATCTGCACAGTTTAGTTTTGTTGAAATTTTAGAGAAAATTATAAAAGAAAATATAAATATTAATGAATTAAAAAAATTTGGTATTAATTTAGGTAAAAATGATTTTGATTATATACAACTAAATTTTGAAAATTTTATTCGTGCATTAAATGTTGGTGAATTACTGTCGTTTTTTACAAAAGGAATTGTTCCAAAAAAAGATATTAGTAATACAATAAATTGTTCAGAATCAGATGTTGAAATTTATGAAGAAACTTGTGCAGAATATTATTATCAATTGCCAATATATTATCAAAAAATTAATAAGCTTGATATTAAACTTGATTTAACTATTAAAATTGGCGATATTGCTAATAATAAAAGAAAAATTAAAATTAAAAGAAATTTAGAAGATGAAGTTATTACATCAACATTTGTAATAAATTTATCAAAACCATATATTATATTTATAGGTGGTGGTGATATGGATAATGGTGACTATGGAAATTTAATAGTAAAATTAAACTTGTCAAATAATTTATTATGGGATGAAAATATTATTTTAATTGAACAATCAATGACATTATATGAACTAATATATGGTCTAGATATTAAATTAGATATAGGTGAAAACAAAAATATTAATATTCAAAATTGGGTGCCTAGCCGTGATGGATACTTTATTGATATATCTAATTATAATATAATTACACAATTTAGAACTGATAAAACATTAGGTATTAAATTATTTTTAGATTATGAAAACACTAATGAAAAAGAACAATTATTGAAAGAATATTTTTCATAATTTATATTTTAGTCTATTATAGTATCTGCAGCACTAATACCACCCATAACACCAGCAAATTCTCTATTAGACCTTAAAAATAAAAACCATATACCTGACATAATTGCAATTATAAATAATACTACTGCAAATATTGATGATACAGTTGTAGGATTATAATTTAAACTATATTCACTTGGATTTGCTTTAGGGTAGTATAAAGTACAATTACCCGCACGATGGGCATAATTTGTTGTAGTTACATTTTTATATGTAGTTGACACACCAGGAATATTATACTCATATTTTATGCCATTAACTGAATATGTTAGTTTTTGTTCATAATTAGAATTTGGTATTGGTTCAATGTTACATATTGTTGTAGATAAATATTTTTTTTTTATATTTTTAATTGCAAAACTTGTTACTAAACATAATAATAAAACTATAAAAGCTAGACCAAAACCAGATTTAATAATTTGATATGTAGCTAATCCATCCATTATACCTGCCATAAAAAGTGTTATATATTAACATATATTTTAAATAATTTAAAATATATATTTTTTAAATATATATTTTTTAAATAGTTTTAATTAAACATATTAGAATAAGTATTTGTATGAGTCTGTCTATATATTATTTCTTAATTAAAATATTAAATTAGATAATATCTGATATATTATAATGAATTGGTCTGATTTCACCTTAAAAAATATTGAACAATTTTATAAAGTTAAATTTAATATTGATGATAATAATATATTATTACATTCCTTAAAAATGGAACGTAGTAAAATTAAAAATTTTATTAGAAGAAATAAAAATTTGTATATTAAAATTAAACACATAAAAGGTGATAATAAAAATATTATAAATAAAAAAATAGATTTATATGCAAAAGTTGGTTGGGTCGATAGTAAAAGTTTATTAGATGATTTACCTAATTTACCTAATATATACGAGTTTACATGGAAAACACCAAATGATAATATATCTGAAGATTTAGTAAATAATAATGATAATAAAATGTATATACAAACAACAGTTGATAAAATTAAAAAAATTGTTAAAAGAATAAAAATGATAATTTTTATTAATGAATATATAAAGTATAAAACAAATAATACAAAAAAGATATCATCAATTTTTTTAGTATTATCAAATTTAGAAAGATATTTTCCTGATGATAATCAGATTATAAAAGTTAAACATGTTAATGGTGGATATACCGATTCTGAAAAAGATATTATATTTGTATGGAGATATGAAGAATTTGAAAAAGTACTTTTACATGAAATAATTCATTATTTTGATATGGATAATAGACATACGCATATTGAAACTAAATTAAATATTATTGGTCCTCATAGTTATTACGAGGGAATTACTGATTTTTGGGCTATTTTTTATCACTTGATATATTTATCATTAGTTACTAGAGTTTCGATTAGAATTTTACTAGAATTTGAATTAGCTTTTATAAAAAATCAAGCAATGGCATTAAATGATCATTTTAAATTGGGTAACTGGTATAATATACAGAAGTCAGCTATAGTACAAACAACACCGGCATTATCTTATTATATTTTAAAGTATCTATTATTTGAATATTTTTTAATTAACGATTTAAGTGAAATAGATAATTATAATTTATTAATTAAAAAAATTACAGCTATTGGACTTGTAAAACAATCATATATAAAACTTAATTCATCTAGAATGTCATTATTACAATTAAATTAAATATTATTTAAACGTTTAATTCAATTTCTTCTTTTACTTTTGATGGATAAAATGAAGCAACAAATGTTTCAAATTCTGTAAAGTTAATTACTTTGTTTTCATCATTTAGATCTAGTGCTTGGGCTGTTGCTTTATCAATAGTTATATTTTTACCATTATTTAAACCTAGTTTTTTAAATTTTACGTCTAATTCATCCATAACTTTAAGACGTGGCATTAATGCATTTTCTGATAATTCAAGAAAAGTTATTAATTTTTTTGGTACTGGTGTTGGATAAAATGAAGCAAGGAATGTTTGAAATTCTGTAAATTTAATTACTTTTCCTTCACTATATTTTAAATTCAATGCTTGAGATGTTGGTTTATCAATAGTTATAATTTGACCATCTTTTAAACCTAAATTTTTAAATTTTACATGTAATTCATGCATAACTTTTGGACGTGGTATTGCTGCATCTTCTGATAATCCAAGAAAATTTCTTAAAATTTCTGGTACTGGTTGTTCTTTATTAAATCCACCATTAATATTGCCTTTTCGTTTTCGTTTTTCTTTTCGTGCTTTTGTAACTTCATCTAAATGAGTTTTTCCAATTAGTTTTAATGTATTATTAAGTTGACGTACATAATCATTACGTTCTTTCTGTTTTAGTTTAAGAATTTTTTCAAGCTCATTAATTTCTTTATTAATTAATTTAATATTACTTCTTGAATTATCAATTCTTTTAGTTAAACTTTCAAAAGATTCTTTATGTTTCTTGTCTTTTTTCTTATTAATTTCATGATTTTGATCTTCGTTAGATTCTTCAGATTCATTATCTGATTCTACATCTTCTACATCTTCTACATCTTCTACATCTTCAATTTTATCAGTATTGTCATCATCTAGTACTTGATCTTCGTCTGATTCATCATCAAGAATATTATTCGTATTAATATTTAATTGTTGAATACTGCTTTTAGTATCTACTACATATTCTGGTGTATCAGCAACATAATACGACGCATCTACATCTACTACATAATTCGATGTATCAGCAACATAATATGATGCATCTACATTATTATTATTTTTTTTACTAGTCTTTGATACTTTAGATTTAGTATTTTTTGGCATTAATATATATAAATTTCATCAATAATATATATTATTATCAATTTTTTATAAAAATATTGATATATTTTTATAGGAAATTATAAAATAAAATAACTTCTAGTATTTACTTAAAAACTAAATGAAACAATGATTTTGTCTATTTTTGGTTCTGTTATCATATCATAAGATTTAGTCATGTTAGACATGTTATGTATTCTAGATATATATGGTGTGTTATATATATTAGATGTATTTGTTATATTTGGTTTATAATTATTACAACATATTTTTGTTTGATTTTTATATTTTTTAGAATTTTTTATATTTACGTTTGTATTTGTATTTTTTTTTACTTTTTTTTTATCTAATTTATTTTTATTATTCATATCATTTTCAATTATATCGTGATTTATTAACATATAATTATATATTTTTTTAGAAATAAACCATCTAAAAAAATTTAGTTGACCTATTGTTGTAATTATACATGAATTATCCATAAAATATGGTATTCTATCACCTCTGCTAAAAGGATCGAAATGTCTTTTTTGATATGCTTTTAATTGTTGTTTATATGATGAATGTATATTAAATGTTTGTTCAATATCATTTTCTTTTAATTTATATGATGTTTTATTTACTTTAGAATATTTAGTAACAAAATGATCAATTAATCTAATTGAAATTATTGATTCTGAATTTACTATTGGAATAAATAATGATATATTATCAGGATTTTCATAAAATTTTTCTTGTGATTTCATTATCATATTTTCATGAGATGTTATTTTTATATTTTTAAAAACTTCTTGATTTAATTTTGTAGATTCCAAAATAGTCATCTATTTTACATATATATATTATTATTTAGTACGTCTTTAAATCATTAAAAAATTAATCATCTGATGTTTCTGCATCAATTTGACTATTATCTTCGTAATTATCATCATTATCAGAACTTGAATTACCAAAAAAATGTTTATTATTAATATCGATAATTGATAAATTTTGTAAACTATCTTGTTCTTGTTCTTTTGATGTTGATGATAGATTATCAGATATATCTATTTGTTTAACTAATTCTTGTAAATCTAATTGTGATGTAGAATTATACGATCTTGCACAACTATGTAATAGAGTATTATTTGTATTATTTGTATCACTAATTTTTAAAAATATATTATTATTTACTTCAGTATCAGGCATTTCAAAATCATTGTCATTGTCTTCATCTGATTCTTCTAAAAATTTATAATTATATACATCTTTTGGTGAAAAAGATACTAATACTGGTCTAAAAAATAAACCAAAATCATTATTTGAATTAATCCATATTGCATAACATTCTAAAATCATTTTACAATATGATTCTTGTGGTATAGAACTTATATCTATTTTTTTATTATTATTTAATTGAAGTAACGTTTTAAAATCATTATTATTAATAATTTTAATTTTGATTGTTCCATTTGGATAATTATCAGATTCTCTAATAATTTTTTGGAAATTAATTGTTTGATTATGATTAATATTAAACCAACTTGATGCATTATCTTGAGCATCTAATTTAATTTTATCTTCTAAATCATTTAAGAATTTTATAAAATTATTAATTTTTAGTTGGTCTTTTCCTTTTCCATGTAAAGCAACTTCTAACTCTGAATAACCATTAGCAAAGTCGGATATAGAAACATTTATAAGTGTTGGTGTTTGAAAAACAAAATTTTTATAATTGTATTTCACTAAAATAATTTTTTTATTTTTATTAGATCTAAATTTAGGATAAACAATTTTTGTAAATTCAATATTACTAGTTTTCAATGGTTCTTGAGAATTCATAATATGGTTTATATTACTAATATAAATAAATATTCCTTAAATGTTTTTAAGTTTTGAATATGTTAAATAAACTAAATTAAATTAAATTAAATTAAATTAAATTTAAATTAAATTAAATTAAATATATTAAGCAATTGCTTTTTTACTTTTTGTTCCACCTTTTGTTGTACTCTTTGTAGCTTTCTTAACAGGTTTAACTTCTTCTTCATCAGAATCATCTGAATCATCCTCAGATTCTTCAACCTGTTTTGCAACAACTTGAACCTCTTCATCAGAATCATCTGAATCGTCAGATTCTGAATCTACTTCAGCTACTGCTGTTTGTTTAGAAACCGGTTTAATACTTGGCGTAATATTTGTAGTTGTATTAATCATTTTAATAGTTTCAGATTCATCATCAGAATCTAGAAATTCATCAGATTCTAAATATTGTTTAACATTAGAATTTGTTTTGACTGGTGGTTCAACTTCTACCTTTGACATCTTAAAAGTTAATCCATAAGTTGGATCTTTTTTATTTGCTGCTTGTGCCCATAGTTTTACTGGTCTTCCAATAGCACGAAATTTACACATGAAACAAATTTGTGCTGCAATATCGTCAATTGTAACAATATCATTTACTTTAGTACGAACTCGTTTTCCATTAGCATCAAGAACAGATTTGAATACAATTGATTTTACCTTATTATCAGGATATGTTGTATCAATTTTTAGTTTCATATATGGGTGTTTAGGACCATAATCTTTTTTAGATGGATCTTTAGGACCATCGTCTTCTTGTGGAAGTCTAAAAATTGGTTGAAGCTGGTATTTTGATGCTTTGGCACCAAACATTTTTTCTTTAAATGCATCGGAACCAGTTTTTTCATCAATTTCTTGCAACATTTCACTAAATTTCTTAACTTCAGGAATTGATTGATCAAGTGCAACCTTTACAAAACTTCGCTGAGAATCATCTGTATAATATTCACCAATACGGGGAATACCACCAGAACCCAAATATACCCAAGGAAATTGAATAAAAAGAGGAATCTCATTATTTGATTTATCAGTATATCTAATATAAGCAATCTTTTGTCCTTTTGATCGTTGATTATCTTCAAGATCAGTAAAATTCAATTGTGATACATTAACGTCGGTATAGTTAGTAGTCATGTCTTTGTTTGAATAAGTAGCCATTACTAATATATATCATTATACTTCAATATATATGTAAATCAATTTTTTTTAATAAAAATACTTAGAGACTATATTTATATTATTAATAATAATAATAAATGGAAATAGAAACAGATAATTTTGATAGTTTAAATTTAAAGGCAGACTTACTTAAAGGTGTATATTTACACGGTTTTACACAACCATCTAAAATTCAAATAAAGGGTATTGGGTCAATAAATACCGGTAAAGATTGTATTTTACAATCACAATCAGGAACTGGTAAAACAGCAACATATTTATTAGGTGTTATGAATAGGTTAGAATCAAAAGAAAAAGGATGTCAGGGTATAATTATTACCCCTACTAGAGAACTTGCAGAACAAGTATATGCAGTTGCATGTAATTTAACAAAATATACTGATTTTAAAATTACAAAGTGTATTGGTGGGTCTGATGTTAGACAAAATCGTACAGATTTAAAAGTTTCATCACTAGTAATTGGAACCCTTGGTAGAATTTCGCATATGATTGAAGAAAAACAAATAAATATACATAAAATTAAATTTGTAGTATTAGATGAAGCAGATGATTTATTATCTGATGGAATTAGTGAAAAAATACATTATATTTTCGATAAAGCACCTTGTGGTATACAAATTGTATTAATTTCAGCAACAATGTCAATAAATGTTTTTAATGCAAGTAAACAATTTCAATATGATCCAATTAAGATTTTACTTAAAAACAATGAAATAATTACTGATTTAATTAGTCAATTTTATTTAGATGTTGAAACGGAAGAATTAAAATTTGATACATTATTAGATTTATATAATTTAGTATCAACATCTCAAACAATAATTTTTTGTAATACAATCAGAAAGGTAGAATGGTTAGAAGAACAATTAAAAAAAAATAATTTTACAATTACTGTAATACATTCAAATATGACACAACCAGAACGTGATTCTGTTATTAAAGATTTTCGTGATGGAAAAACCAGATTATTATTAACTACAGATTTATTATCAAGAGGTATTGATATTCCACAAGTTAATATGGTAATTAATTATGATTTACCTATTAATAAAGAAACATATGTACATCGTATTGGTCGCTGTGGTAGATTTGATAAAAAAGGTGTTGCAATAACAATGGTTAAAATGTCAGATGCAACAGATATTAAAACTTTTAATAAAATGAAACATTATTATAAAATGGATATTGTTGAGATGCCTGAATCCATTGGTGCTTATTTATAATTATTCATACTTGATATAAATTAGTTTAATAACTTTTTAATAATTAGTTTAATAACTTTTTAATAATTAGTTTAATAACTTTTTAATAATTAGTTTAATAATTAAAATAATATTTCTATTAAATATTATATGAAAAAAAAAATAATATTATTAAGTGTAATTTGTATAATTATTTTATATGTATTTACTTATAAAATAGAAGAATTGACAGAAAGTTCTGATACAACAGAACAAATAAAAAATGCTGTTAAACAAATATATCTAGCAGATGTCGAAGCTATTAGAAATTTATCTAATGTTGCGACTAAATTACAAACTAACGGATTAAATATTCCAGGAACAATAACATCTAGTGATTTAAATATTGTAAATGGTAATGCTTCTGGAATTTTTAATTTTGGTTCAAAAGCAAATATTAACTCTCTTGGTGATATTAACGGAAATAGTTTGACAGTTACTGGTGATATTAAAGGAAACAGTTTGACAATTACTGGAAAATTAATAAACACACCTGCCGATCATGTATTTTATTGTGCGGGTAGACAACATATTAACGGTAGTGAAATATTATATGTATTAAATAAAGATGGGATTGTTGTGGGAAAAGAATGGGGTGGTAGCGGTAATGTTTATATTCAGGGTAATTTAACAGTTAATACAATTAATGGTATTACATTCAACGCAAATAAAAATAGAGCTCGATACATTAGAGTAGGTAATAAAATATCAACAGATATTAAAAATAGTGATGGCACAACAACAAATGAAAGTATCTCAAAATTAGCTATTGATTTTTGGCATTTAATTCAAATAAATGTATTAAGTAATGGTAAAAATATATCTGATGGAAAAGTACCAACACCAGTACCAGGACCATCAACCGATAATCTATCTTGGAGCGGTTCATCAATAGCTAATATTACAAATGGTACAATATTTTCAGATAAACCAAATGCTGATAATGATAGTAATGGATATTTAGGTTCGAGAGGAAGACATCTATATGAAATTGATTTAGGAGAAGAACGTAATATAGATGCAATAGAACTATATAATAGATATCGTCTAGAAAAAGATGAAAACAAAGCAAATAAGACTACTTATGATGTTCCAATTTCAGCTAGAATGAATGGTACTATTATTGAACTAATTGGTGGTGATAAAAATAAACCAGAAACTCTAATTATAAATCGTAGAATACATACTGGATTATGGAACTTAATATATTCTAAAGAATATTTATTATAATTTATTTTTCTATTAAATATTATATGACAATAATATTAATTATTTGGTAATTATTTTAATATAATATTTTCTATTAAATATTATATGACAATAATATTAATCATTTTGTAATTATTTTAATATAATATTTTCTATTAAATATTATATGACAATAAAATTAATATTAAATATTATATTAACAATTTTAATTATATATATTTTTTTTATTTATAATGTAGAACATTTGGAAAATGATTCCAATACACAGACATCTACATCATTTACAGATCAACAAAAAATAGATATCAAAAAAATTATTAATGAATTATATATGTCCGATGTTGATGCTATTAGAAATTTATCTGATGTTGCAACTAAATTACAAACACCTGGTAAATTAATTCTTCCTGGAGATCTAACCGTACAAGGTAATATGGATTTTGGACCTAATGCAACTACTATAAATGCACAAATTAATAAAGATGGTAATATTGATGGAAAAAAATTAACATTTATTGATGGTTATGCTAGTGGTAATATGGTTTTTGGACCTAATGCAACTACTACAAATGCACAAATTGAAAAAGATGGTACTATTAATGGAAAAAATTTAATTTTAAAAGGTAATTTAAAAATATTAGATGGTGGTATTATAAATGTAGATAACGGAAGCATGAATGTAACAGCTAATACTATTGACCCCGGTCATTTTAAACTTACGAATACACTTAAAATTAGTAATAATGAAGCATTGGTATGGTCTATGTCTAATATAAAAAGTAATAGTAATAATAAAAATGGTAATAAATTATCATTTTCAAGAAAAATGGGTAATGCAACCACATTTATTCCGTCATTAGAATTATATGATAGTGGTGATGTTAATATTCCTGGTAATTTAACAGTTAACGGAAATATTCCTGGTTATTTAACATTTAATGAACTTAATGATATTTTAATAAAGAAAAATAGAGTTAGATTTATTAGAGTTGGTAATATGAAATCAACTGATATTTTTACTGAAGGTGAATATAGAGCTATTGATTTTTCTAAAATAGATTTTTCTAAAATGGATTTTTCTAATATGAAATTTAATAATACTACAAACTCAACAGCTAATACTGGTCAGACTGAAATAAATAGACTTACAAGAGAACTTGAAATAGCTAAATTAAACTTACCTATTACTGGTTTAACAGATGTATTAAATAGGGTTAATACTACTGCAACTAACTCAACCACTAATACTACTGCAACTAACTCAACAGCTAATACTACTGCAACTAACTCAACAGCTAATACTGGGCAAACTGGACAATTTGATTGGACACTAATTGAAATAAGAGTATTTGATGATACAGGTACAAATATAGCTTTAAATAAAGGTGTTAGTGTTAAATCTGATGCAGCTGGTGTGTATAGAGATAGATTGACAGGACCACCGATATATCCTCTAAATAATATTATAAATGGTAAAATATCTGAAAATAAAACAGACACTGAACAAGCAATTAAAAATGATATGATAATTAATGGATATCAAGCTAAAGGTCCAAATCCGCATCAACTTGAGATTGATTTAAAAGGTGAATTTAATATATCACAAATTCAATTATTTAATATTAAAGTACCATCTAAAACCAACAGAATGAATAATACTATTGTTGAACTTATAAGTGATTATGGTCCGAGAAAATATATTACAAATCGATATGATCCAAATTATTCTAATGATCAGAAAATTCCACAACATCTAGTAATAAAACGTAGAATAAATACTGGATTATGGGACGGTATATATTCTAAAGAATTTCTGTTATAATTCATGAATGTGGAATTATCAAGATTAAAATATAATTATCTAATTAATTATGTATCAAATAATCAATAATTTTTGTTATATAAACTTTAATAATTAATTTAATATAATATTTTCTATTAAATATTATATGACATTAAAACTAATATTTAATATTACACTAACTTTTATAATTATATATATTTTTTTTATTTATAATGTAGAAAATTTAATAGAAAATTTAGAAAATACCACAGGTGGACAGACAGGACAGACAGGACCAACAGGTGGACAGTCAGGACCAACAGGTGGACAGTCAGGTGGACAGTCAGAACCGTCAGGTGGACAGTCAGGACCAACAGGTGGACAGTCAGGTGGACAGACAGGACCAACAGGTGGACAGACACCTGGAACAAATACACAATTTACAGATCAGCAAAAAATAGATATTAAAAATATTATTAATGACTTATATATGACTGATGTTGATGCTATTAGAAATTTATCTGATGTTGCAACTAAATTACAAACACCAAGCGGATTAATTATTCCTGGACAACTAAATGTAAAAGGTAAAATAGCTACAAATGATTTAGATCCATCGGATATGCCCGTAGGATGGATAGGTGGTTTAAGATTTATTGATGGTTATGCAAGTGGTAATATGGGTTTCGGACCTAATAAAACTACAATAAATGCACAAATTAAACAATCTGGAGATATTATAGGAAAAAATTTAAATGTAAATGATAAAATAATTACAAATGATTTAATATTTACTAATGGTTTCACTACTGGTAATATGGTTTTTGGACCTAATGATACAACAATAAATGCACAAATTAATAATGATGGTAATATAAATTTTGTTAATGGTTTTGTAAGTGGAAATATGATTTTTGGACCTAATAATGCACACATTAAACAATCTGGAGATATTGAAGGATATAATTTAAATTTAAGAGGTGGTTTATCATTTATTAATGCACAAATTGATAAAGATGGTAATATTGAAGGAAATAATATAAATTTAAAAAATGGTTTACAAATTAAATCTGATGGAATAAAAATAAATGCACAAATTGATAAAGATGGTAATATTGAAGGAAATACAATAAAATTTAATGGTGATATTACCGGACCTAATGTAACAATTAAAAATGATGGGAGTATTATTGGTGATAATGTAAGTGCTAAATTTATAACTACAGACAGATTAATGTTTACTAATGGTAACGCCAATAATCTGAATTTTGGATCTACTAATACTAATACTAATATGTTTGTATCAAAAACACAAATTAAACAAAATGGAGATATTGAAGCAGCTAATCTAAATTTAACTGGTAAAATAGTTACAAATGATTTAAATTTTACTAATGGTTTCACCAGTGGTAATATGGCTTTTGGATCTATTAATACAATAGTAAATGCAAAAATTAGTAAAGATGGAAATATTGAAGGAAATAATTTAAATTTAAAAGGTGTATTACAATTTACTGATGGAACAAAAATAAATGCAAAAATTGATAAAAATGGTAATATTGAAGGTAATACAATAAAATTTACTGGTGGTATTACTGGACCTAATATAATGATTAAAAATGATGGGAGTATTATTGGAAATAATGTAAATGCTAAAAATATAACTACAGACAAATTAATGTTTACTAATGGAATCATGAGCGATGATATGGTTTTTGGTCCTAATGCAAAAATTAGTAAAGATGGAAATATTGAAGGAAATAATTTAAAATTAAAAGGTAATTTAACAGTTAATGATATTTTAATAAAGAAAAATAGAGCTAGAATTATTAGAGTTGGTAATATAAATTCAACGGATGTTATAGACGAAAATAGTTTTAAAAATGCTTTTAGATTTTTGGGAAATGCAAATAATGCAAATGCTGCTTCTACGACTTCAGCAGAAAAAAAAAAAGACAAATCACTTGCAGCTGAAGATTTTTGGTCGCTAATTGAAATAAGAGTATTTGATGATACAGGTATAAATAGAGCTGCTAATGGAACTGTTAAACAAATTACGGGTAAGCCCGACACATCACAGTTTAAATTTAATAAGGTTGATTTTATTATAGATGGTGATATATTTAGAATTAATAAAGATAATGATAATGGAGTAAACGGATATATTGGTGGCAAAGGAAAACACTTACTTGAAATTAATTTAGGTGATGAATATAATATATCACAAATTCAATTATTTAATAGAAATGATCCAATAGATCCAAAAGAACCAAAAGTTAGCAACAGAATGAATGATACTATTGTTGAACTTATAAGTGATCTAAATTATACAAATGCGACTGCTAATGATAAAACTGTTCCACAAGTACTATATTTAAATCGTAGAATAAATACTGGATTATGGGATGGTATATATTATAAAGAGTTTATATTATAATATATTATTCATGAAAGTGGAATTATCAAGATTAAAATAAAGTTATCTTAATTTATAGGGTATTAGTTAGATATGCTTTGCACATCTACCAAATAGGGTATTACTTAGATATGCTTTGCACATCTACCAAATAGGGTATTACTTAGATATGCTTTGCACATCTACCAAATAGGGTATTAGTTAGATATGCTTTGCACATCTACCAAATAGGGTATTAGTTAGATATGCTTTGCACATCTACCAAATAGGGTATTAGTTAGATATGCTTTGCACATCTACCAAATAGGGTATTACTTAGATATGCTTTGCACATCTACCAAATAGGGTATTACTTAGATATGCTTTGCACATCTACCAAATAGGGTATTAGT